TGATCTACCCTTTCTCGTGCCTTTCTGACAAATTCAAACTCATCAATTTCTGTGGAATTTTGTTGCCTTGGTTCCTGGAACAGTGCTTTGCGTCTTGCAACAATCATTCTTTTTGCAATATCATAGCACTTAGTTTCATCAATCATAACTTGCCCATTCGGTTTGTCAGACAATAGCATTGCAGTCCTGGCAAAACGATCCAATAGACCCATCTCTTCATTAGTGTACACCATACTTACCTCCACATAACGGACAAACTTCTGGCATCGTATCATGAAATTCTTTTTCAAGTCTTTCTAACTCTGACTGAATTTGTTGCTTCTTCATTGCAAGACGAGAAGCATCTTCGATAAAAGATTCTATGCTTGCAATTTTCTTCTTTGTTTCTTCAAGTTTAGAAAGCAAAGCAATGCCAGATTCAATTGAAGGGTAATCAACAATCTTAGATTTTATATCCACAATACGGTCTATGTATGAATCTATGGTAGAAATACTTTGAGCAATTTCAAGATACTTAGTTTCAATTTCTTCTACACTTTTAATCTTTTGCTCAACATCTTTAGTGTCTGGTGGAATGCTATCTGTGATCAGTTTGACCTTCTGTACAAGGCTACCAATATTAGAAACATTTTGTCCAACCGACTTGATTTCATCGAGTGATTCTAAAGCATAGACAAGTTTTCTTGAAACCTTACTAAGATTTTCAAACTCTTTTAATTTTGTTTGGATACCCAAAAATGATTTTACAATTGAATTACCTATAGTAATGTCTTCTTTAATGGAATCAATTTCTTCTTCTGTCTTGACTGCCTTCTCCCATAGGTTATCTAGGTTTGGAAGAATATCATAGCTTTTCAACTTTCCTTCTATATCTTCTTTCTTTGACTCAGCAATACTTGTCTTTTTTCGATTTTCTCTCACTGCTTTGTCTGCGTTTGATAATGCGGTATCAATCAATTCAAGGTCAACGTAGTTGTTGATCCTACGCATAACTTCTCCATTGCTCATGTTGAACAGGAAGAAGTTATTCTCCTGAGTCTGGATATTTAGGTCAGAAAGATTAAACAGAGTTTCTACTTCATCAGGGACACCACCACGGCCAAACGCCGTGAGTTCTGCTTCATTACCATTGTGTACTACTACATAGGTGTTGTCTTTTCCCTTCACTCTCTTTACTTGGTCTCCGTTGTCAAATGAAACGGTGACTTGAGTGTTGCCAGAAATCTTTCCCTTTTCATCTACTAACCAATTACTCACAAACTCTGAACCATCGGGTTTGTTATCTTTCACAAGAAGGAGTGACTTCATCATGGCACTCTTACCATGATCACTTCTCCCAATGAACGTGTTCACCCCTGGGTCTAAATCTACTTTTGAGCTTTTGTGAGATTGAAAGTTTTGAACTTCAATTCTCTTTATTAACATACTCTATCCTCTTTACCACTTGGTCTATTTGCCAATACAGTTCATTAAAATCACCATCATTGTTAATAGTAAAATCGGGAATGATAAGCTCCATTTCCATCTCTGAAATGTGTGTATCAGTCTTATCTCCACCTTCTATTTTTAAAATCATCCCTCCATGATTGCGAATCAATTCAACTTCATGCAGAAATCTCACATCAGCGACTACAACATTATCATATTTCTTTGCATTCTTTATAAGCAAATTTGCCCATAAGTTTCTTCCTGTGGTCTCACTGAACTTTGGAAAAGTATCACATAATTCAATCTGTGCCCAATTGGTTCCTAAGTGTTGGGCTGCCTGTCGTGGACTTATTCCAAACTCTTCGTCTACAATCTCTTTTACCCCATGCTCCCACACATCGTTTGACCAGCCGAATATAATATTACATGCTTGCTTTATAGGATCGGCCAATGACATCTTATGGTAGTGGTATGTCTTTTGAATGTAGAATGCGGTGGTATCTTTTCCAGCTCCCTTTTTTCCTGTGACCCCTATAATCATTTAAGACATCCTTTCATCATTCAATGTTACTTAATATTTTTTGAATTTTTTCTTCATCAATAATGTACCCATGGCCCAAAAGAACTCGGAAGAATACCTCAAGGACTTCGTTCCAAGTAGAATCCTCATTTGTAGTACTTGACAAAACATCCGTCTTACCATCTTTATCCTCTAGTACAATACGAATAAAATTGTTGTCCATCATTGCCTCCTATATAATTTTTTGAATAAGTCCCAACTGATAATTACAATTGGAAAATCTAATACCTTTCTTTTATGAGCAATGAGCCAGTCGGTGCCGTCCGCAGTATTTGCGGTTGCCTGGTTTATGGTTTCCATAAGATTCATATTCTCTTGGTTCTTTGCTTCTACAGAGAAGGGGAACTTCTTCTTTGCTTCTCCACGTAAGATAATGTCAACTCCATGCTGACCTCCAGGACGAGAGTCTATCGGGCTATCATCATCCCCAGGGCGGTACTCTTCATTGATTAGCTCTGCGATCTCTTGGCATAGCCATTTTTGGAATCCTAATCCTTTTTGTTTAGCACTTCTTGTTGTTATTCTTGTGTTAGATTTCTCTAACCGTTTCCTCACTTTCTCAGGGAGATCGGGAAGAGCCAGAAGCTCTTCCCTTTCTTTTGTTGACAACATTACATACTTATTCATAGGAAGTTGTCAATCTCAAATTCATCTTCTTCACCAGTTTCTTTCAAATAAAGCCGAGAATTTTTTTGAAGTTTGATATACTTTTGCAACATCGGCTTCACTACTTTTAGAAACTCTTTAATTGTCAGACATTCTTCGGCAACATTTTCAATGTTTTCTTCAATGATAACTTTCACATCTTCTGGAAGATTTTGTTCAGAAACGTAGTTAATAACTGCATAGCCAATTTCTTCAATTCCATCCCCTTCCATGACACAAGTTTCAATGATCTCTTTTAGTTCATTCCACATATCAACCCTCCAAAGTTTTTCGTGTTCTAACAGGCTTGATTCGTTCTTCAATAGCTAACCATTTATCCACTGCTCTTTTTGCCATTTCTTTTTCTAAACCATTACTGATAACATACTGAATCAGAGATTCTCGATCAAGGACTCCAAAATGTTCCACAAATTTATTCTGAACTTCTTTGTTTCTTGAAATCCACTCAGTAATATTTTTCTGAGTCATCCGATTACCTTCAGACTTGATTACTTCTTCAGCTTCCTCAAGTAACCCTTCACTTGATAAGAAAGCCTTTATTGTTTGGGAATTGACTTCAACAGTAGTGTCTTTCCATGCAATATTATTGATTACACTCGCTTCTTTTAGTTTACCGAAGTTGTCTCGAAGATCATAGATGTAGTCTATATTTGTAGACACATTATCTAATCCATACTCAAACAAGATATTGACAATGGCTTCACGATATGGATGCTTGGAACGAACTTTCATTCCAGTACACTTTACTGTGTAGCCAATTTGCCGATCTTCTACAATAAATTTATCAACTGACTGAAGAAAAAGTCGGATGGTTGAATAAAACTTCAATGCTTGACCACCACTAATCTTCCACTGCTGACCAAAAGACACACCAATGTTGTCACGAATTTGTGAAATAATTATGAGAAGAACATTTGATGACTCAATGGTCTGAGACAAGGTACGAAATAATTTTGAGCTAAACTTTTGCTTGCTCATATCATATGAGCCTTTGTCATAGGTCTTGCCTTTTTCATGGGCATCAAGTCGCTTATCAAACTCTTCGATGTCAGCATCTGAAGCAAGCCCATCAAACGAGTCAACAACGTATATTCCGTATTCGCCTTTTGCAACATTGATTGTCTTACAGAACTGTTGAAGGTCAGATGCAAATGATTCAATGGTGGGAGTTTGTGTGAGGTAGTCCGTCATTGAGTAACCGTACAAGTCCATGGTATTGAAATTGAATCCACTTTCAGCATCATTATACCGTATTTTCAGTTTGTCTTTGAGTATCTTCTTGCCCTGGTAGATAGCTTCACACGCCACGAAAGTTTTGCCACTTGACGAGTCGCCGATGATATTCACAACTTTACCAAATGGTCCCCATCCTCCACCACCAATTATCAGGTCAAGAAGTTCTGACCCTGTAGAAATACTTCGACTGTCATCCTGTCCACTCATATGTTCACCTCTCTCTATCCTGTCTATTTGCTCTTTAACACCCATTTCTACTCCAAAATTTGCGGTATACCACATATATAGTGCAAACATACCCTCCCGATAAGGGAGGGTATTATCAATTTAGAAAGGGATGCTGTCATCCTCTTGAAACTTATCTGCACACTTTTCATAGATAGGGCAGTCTTCACACTCATCAAACTTATCAGTGTCAACACCAAACTTTCCAGAAGGTACTGGGCAACTTGGTGCGGCCTGAGCTTGTTGCATCCGAGCAAGTCTTCGCTTTTCTCTTTCACTCATCTCAGCCGTAGCTGGTTGCTCAACTACTGGTGCAACCCGTGCAACTGGTGTGGCTTCAACTTCTTCCTTTGGAGGATAGTTACTGGGGAACTGGGACATAGTGGTTTCTTCTTCACTTCCATTATCAGCAAAGTAAGTACCATCAAGGAACCCTTGAATTTCTTCGTAGCTGTACTGGACAATATACTTATCCAACGGAAACACTTTATCCATTACAGACTTAGTAATTGCATCTGCTCGATTAACAAATTCCATTTCATTCACTGGGCCAATGATTGCATTTCCTTTGGAATCCTTCAGCTTGGAAGGGTCTACCCAGAAATGCAATGAGTGTCGATTTTCACGAGGATCAGCAAGAATAATCTGCCGTTGAGTTCCATTGGACCGAGCCAACTTACGCTCAAGAAGTTCTCCGAAGTAAAAGTGAGCATATTCCATCACATAGATTTTTTCATCTGCATGATTGTATACTAAAAAATAGTTTCGGAGTGTATCATTAAATTTCTTGATCTCATCCTTGTGAGCATCATAACCACCTTCTTTGTTGAATAGAACTCGTTTTTCATCACAGAATGGACACGGCTTTCCAAAAGTCTTACTGGGGCAAACAAACCTTTGCACTCCAGTGTCTGTAGGGACAGAATGCAAATAGATGTTTAGCTTCCAGTCAATTGGGATATTTTGTGATTTTAGAGTTTTGTAGTTTGGGTGAGCTTCAGTTATTGGAAACGGAAGGAAACTAAATGTGTACTCCCCATCGGGTTCAAACTTGAATTTTTCAATTCCAGTGTCAGTAGTAAGACGTTTATAATCAATTGCATTAAGGTACTTTCGGCTCTTACCGCTATTGTTCTCAATTGAAGTAGCATTTTTAAAAGCATCTGAAGCAAATACATCAGCGTTATACAAATCAGACATATGTTATTTCTCCTCTATAAGTAAACCAATTTTAACAATTTCATCAAATGAAAGTCCAAGTGAATCAACATCCTTTTCAGTAATAAAAGTATCAACTTCTATTACAATCTTGTCACATTCTTGAGCAAATTCTATTTGCATCTTTTCCTGTGTTTCTTTATCCGCTTTCTCAAATGTTATCCCATATGTTTCCTCCCATTGAGAATCCATGACTTCTTTCATAATTTCTCGCTCCTTATCTACAAGGCGCATAAACTTGTAGAACTTGTAAGCAAAACTTCCTACTGGCTTATTGTCTCTTGTAAGCAATGAGTCCCTAATGAATGAGTATACTACAAACGCTTCAGTCAGCTTCACTTGCAAGCCCCCTTAGTTGTTCCATATCAACAGACGTATTAGTCTTTGACGGCTTAATATCAGTAAAATAGTTTGCAAGAAACAAATCTATTGTCTTGATAATCATGTACTTACGATGCTGAAAGGCATCAACTACTGCTGCCAACTTTGCAACGTAGGCTTTTTGCTCAATAATCTTACGTTGTAAGTCTACCAAGGTTTGGTCTGTTGATACAATCTCTTTGACCACCCCCTCGGTTACTTTTAAATCCTTGGTTCCTGGGTAGTCACCACTTCTAATTTGTCGGGCTACTGAAGCAGACAGAATCTCAAGTTGTAGCTCAATGTCAGAGAGGGTTTTCTTTTCTTCGGTAAGCATCTCTGAATACTGATACAATTTGGAAGAGTGTTCAACTGCTTCTTTGTCAAGGTTGAACTTGTCGATACTCAAATCTTTTTCTATGTTCATCGGTTATCTCCACTACCTGAAATGACTCCACGATCTTTACGTGAGTTTAACTTCTCTTTATTCATCAACATGATTTCTTCAAAATCATAATCATACACATCTTCAATATGAGCATGGATTTGAGAAAGAAAATCATTTATAAGCAAAACGATTGTTTCTCTCTTACCAGATGACTCAATATCAAAATCAAAGTCTCGTACCACCTTCTTAAAATGTTCTTGTATGGTCCCAGCATATTCAAATAATTCATCAAACATATACTCTGCTGGCTGGATATTAAGTTCATCAACAATACCCGTAACAGAACTTAGATGCCCGATGTACCACAATATATCACCAAACTCTTTTTTAATCAAGTCATCATCCAACCGTGATTCCAGTGTGTGCTGATACAGCTCAACAGTTTCTCCACCAAGACCAAGAAGGCAACAAGTTATTGCCGATTCCTTGGTTTTGTAAATTGCGGTTTCTTGTGTCCAACGTGCATACTTCTTAAATTCATCAGTTAGCACTTGGTACATCAAATCCTTCATCTTCATACTACCTCCTTAGTTAGTCTTTACAAACTCGAAATGTTGCTTTGATTATTGAAGCCATAGAACAACCAAACCCAAGATTTTCAAATTCATAAAGAACAGCAAATGCTTGCATATTTCTGGTGCCACCAAGTAACACTTTGCTCATATACCCAATTACAGATAGTCGAATCTTATCTGGTTGTAAATCAAGAGCTTTCAATATTGAAGCCACATCTTTCCATTTTGGATTATTCAATAATACCCTACATAGATTTATTACGTCTCCTTCCTCAGATTTCCCCCTCCTTATTGAATCAATCTGCTGATCTTTTTCAACACCTACAATTGACTCAAGCATCGTTACCGCATCCCTTGGGACGCCTTCAGACTGCTCAATTATTATGTCAAGTAATCCATCCACAATAGGAATTTTTTCCAGCGTGACAATATCATCGAGTAAGTCAAACAATTCCGCAGAATTAGGTTTACTTGTTTCTAACCTAAGTGTACGGTTGACTACCGTCTTGATAACCTTTTGTGGGTCAGTAGAACACAATACAATATACGCATGGATAGGTGGTTCTTCCAGAACCTTTAGTAAAATGTTTTGAGCGTCAGTAGTAAGTCTGTGACACTCATCAAGTATATACAACTTGTCACCATCAAAACCTTTGTGCTGTATTCTCTGCACCAGAGATCGGGCAAAATCAACACCGTTGTCTTCAGAGGTATTTATTTCTTCAACCATAGCACCAAACTCTTTTGCCATTATCCTTGCTATAGTTGTCTTTCCAGTTCCAGTTGGTCCTATAAGGAAATAACTGTGCATTCTTTCTTTTGGAGATTTATTTGCTTGGGCAGTAATAGATGATACAATATGTTTGTTTCCCATAAGTGTATCAAAATTTATTGGTCTATATTTATTGTGCAGTGCCATCGAATGGTTTTCCTTCTCGCAATTGTTTTATCTTCATGAGTGTAGCTATTCTGACATCGGTAATGTTGTGTCCCCATATTTCTGGGAATACTGGGACAGGTTTTTGTCCTTGCTTTGTTGCTTGGACAAAAGCAAGCCT